TCAGTAGAAACATTTACAGTAACATTATTATTTTGCATTCCTCCGTTGCCATTCATCTGCACAGGAATAGAATTACCGTTTGGAAGAGGAACTACAGCCTCTCGCCCATGAAGCATTGCAAGATGTCCTTGTTTTGGACCATCTGCAATACCGCCTGTAGCGTACCCAGCAACTTTGGAGCCATTGTTCATGATGCCGCCGTTTTTAAATCCAAAGAGTCCTGTTATTCCTCCCAGTACGGGTCCAATGCCAGGTATCATAGAGAGGGCGCCACTTAACAGGCCTCCTGCACCACCGCCTCCCCCGAAGAGACCTCCAAGATTCTCAAAAAGACTTCCTAAATTACCGAAGAGGTCTCCAAACAAACTACCAAATCCTTCTACTCCTGAAGAAAAGATATTTCCTAAACTTTGTAAAAAAGGAGCATTACCAGAAAACAAGCCTCTAATATCATTTACAAATTGACCAAAAATTCCACCGACGTTAGTAACACTTTTTCTTTCGGCTTCGACCCCGTCTTTTTCTGCTTCCGCGCGTGTTACTGAAACCATTTTCTTTCCAAATAAATATTCAAAAAATCCCTTTTTGTCGTCTTCGGCTTTTGTTCCTACACCTACACCTGTATCTCCTTTTTCTGAAAGACTTGGCTTTGGTATGTCTACTGAAACGCCTAAAGGCCCAGCAATAGTAGGAGATTTACCGCTATGTGCTGCAACAATAGCACTTGCCACAATTTGAGCTCCTTCAGCGTGTGCCTGTTTTATTTTCTCTGCAGGGTCATCCGTAGGGAAAATAAAGTCCATAACAGTATCTGTTATTCTTTTAGATAAAACATCTGCTATACTATTTAGTACGCCAATAGCCAAAGTTCTTATAGATTCTTTTAAACTTCCTTCTTGGTTTTTAATAAGATTGCCGAGTCCTTGAGAAAATCCACTTTCAAAACTATTTTTAATTGTATCTGATAGTTCTGCGGCTACATCTTTCTGGCGTTCAAGGTCTAAGGATTGTTGACGTATTAATTCTATTTTTTGCTCATTTAATTCTATAGATCTTTCCTCTTGTTCCGTCAGCTCTCTGCCTTCTACTTTGGCTGCTTGCCGAGTAGCACTAATCGCTAGCTCAACCTCTCTTCTTCTAATAGAGTTTTTCTCTAGCGCTTGATCTATTTTTAATCTTTGCTTTTGTCCTTTAGATAAACCTCTTAGATTTTTTAGATTTTCTGCCTCTAATGTAGCCATGTCTAGTTTAATTTTATATTGAGTATCTAGAATTGTCTTAGTAAAGGCTTCTTCAGCGGCCAATTGGTCTAGTCGTATCTGGTCTATAGTTCCGGTATCTTCCGCAATTTTTAATATGGCTTCTCTTTCTTTTCGAATCTGAACGAGCAAACGGCTTTCAGTATTTGCTCCAGAAAAGGAACGAACAAAATCAGAAACTTGTTGTTTATTCGTTTCTGCCATTTTTCCTGCTTCTGTAATGGCGGCTCCTACATCTAAGAAAGCATCTCGCTGCTGTAGTAAAGTTTCTATATTTACTTCTTCGCCTCTATTCAGCTTTTGTAAAGAATCAAAATAAGCATCACCAGTTTTTGAAGCTGCTCCGACTTCTTGTCTCATAAAGCTATAAGCGTCAATTTGCTCTTGTAAAAACTTTGCTGCATTCTTTTGAGCTTCTGTAGCTTCTTCGTTTGTTTCTACAAACTCAAGTAGGGTCATCTGTGCATTTTTTGTTTCTTTTGCTAAAGCTCTCTGATTTTGCGCTTCTGCCATAGCTACACCGCCCTGAGAATAAGAGTTTAAGATTGCACGAGTTGTTGCACTCATCTCTTTGAATTCTTTTGCATTTGCTGCTAAGACATCTCGAGTATCGGCAGAAGCTTGTTTAAACTCTTTAAACTTTGCAGTTACAGTATCAAACTGTTGTATTAACAATTTAAATTCTTTAGTGGTTAGAGAGCCAACTACTTGTCCTAAACTTGAGAAAAAGTTTAATGCATTCGGTGCGTCTTCAAGCATTACTTTTTGAACCTCTGCAAACTTTTCGTAGTCTGTATTTAGACTTTTTAAGCGATCACCAAGCATGGTTTGCTTACTTATAGCTTCTTCAGTTTGTTTATTACTTTTAAAGAAGAAATCATAAGCTATTTTACCCGCCGAAAAAGCTAAAGTTGCTATTTGAATCCAGAAAAATGCTTTACTAATTGCTGCGCCCGCTTTAGAGGCAAAGCTTGTTACTGAAGAAAAAGCTTTTTGAGCCCCTGCTTTGAGTTTAGCATACCCCAAACCTATCTTTTGCCCTGTAGTTTCCGCTTGAACAACTAGAGTTCCATTTTTTGCTTTCTGAGAAATAATCATGTCATCTAATGCGCGAATAAAATCTCTACGCATAGAATCACTCATATCTTTGTATGCTCCCGCCCCTTGTAAAGCTGCTTTCTTCATCCCTGCTAGTTGTCGTGCTGTTGCCTGTTTTCCTCCTAAAATTGCTTCCAGGCCGGAACCTTTTCTTGCAGATTTAATGTCTCCGGCTTTCAAAGCCGCTTTTGCATCTTTTAATCCTTGCACGCCTACTGCCTGTGCGGCTTTTGGATCTCCAGAGGCTGCTTTCATTGTTCTTTGATAGCGTTTAATATCCTCTTCCGCAGCAGTGAAAGCTTTAGAAGACTTATCTGCAAGAGCATCCATTTCACTACTAAAGTTTGTTAAGGCAGGCAATGCGGCAGTAAGTACTCCTCTACCAATTAGTAAGAATCCTGCATAAGCTATTTGAGGAAAGTCAAGAAATAAGTTTGCAAGAGGAGTAGCAATATCTACTGCTAAAGTTCTAAGTTTATTAACTATATCATCGAAAGCTTTACCCAATTGGTTAAATTTACTTACTCCTGGGTCAACAATATCAATAATACGAGAGTACTTGTTTTGCGCTTGTCCAAGAACATCGTTTGTTACAGCTTGAGTTTTTTGAAATTGTGTTAAATCTTCTGCAGATATGCCTAATTGATCTGCATACGCTCGAGTAGCATCATTAAGGCGAAGTATAATACCTAATTCATCTAAAAGTTCGGGCTCTGCTTTTGTAACACCTCTTACAAGACGATTAAAAGAGTCGGTAACATCTCTGCCTAAAATAATTGAGGCGTCTTTTGCAGCAGTACCTAGTTGAGTTATTTGATCAGTAGACAAACCAGCCGCCACACCAATTGCGCCAGCTTGTGCAGCGTCTTGAAAAGCTACCTGCGCATCTGTAGCTGCTATAATATCATTTGTTAAGGTCCTCATTGCAATACCGGTAGACGCAGCATACGCATTTTGACCTTTTTGTAAAGTATCTAAATTTCCTGCACTTTTTAGAAAGTTAAAAGCTGCTGAAATCGCAAAAACTTGAGCAGCAAGAGTAGCGTATGCGCCTACAAGCCCTCCCATTCCTTGAGACATTTTAGAAAAGTTTTTTGTCGCGTTTGCGGAGGCTTGAGCAGTACCTTTTATATTTCTATCGGCCTCTCCTGCGGATTTTCCTACTTTGCCTTGCTGTTCGTCAACTCCCTTCAACGCATCTCGCAACTGTTTTGTAGATACAGTTGCTTTTCGCATTTTGCCATTGACTTCAATGTCTATTTGAATTTTCTTTGCCATTAGCCTTGTATATTATGGACGTATGATTTTCCGCCGCTTTTAGCCCTACGCTCTTCTGCTTTTCGTTTCTCTTCTGCTTTTTGCGCTCTGAAAGAAACTAATTCATTTTCGTACATTTTCATAATATACAGTATATCTTTTGGATTATCTATACCGTATAAATCAAAAAAGTATTCAATACCATTCCAATGCTTTCCCATATATGTACCGCTCATTCCTTCCCAATAATCAGGTAGCAAGCTGAACATAAAAAATGCCACTTGAACCTCTTCAGGAAAATGAAAGGGTTCGAGCGGCATTTTGGTAGGATCTGGTTCTTGGCCTAGTTGCTCACAAAGACGTAGGTACTTATCCACGTCTACCTTGGAGTCGGACTGTTTTACGAAGCGAGCTAAAAGATCTCTTATTTCTTCTAGCTGCTCACTGTAAAATTTTCTAAGTCACCAACTGTTTCGGTAACCCATGTATCAAATGTTGCAGAATTTCTCATAAGAAGCTCTGCATTTTCCTGTGTATAGGGAAGTTCGTCTTCAGGGTCATAGGCCGAGACATCTACCAAAAGAAGCTCTTCTAGGTACGAAAACTTCAAGCCAGACCATGTTTTAATAACTCCCTTACAGTACTCTACTAAAAACTTTTCTTCATCAAGTACTTCTTCAGGCTGTCTAGTTCTTTTATCAAATTTAGTAGTTACACATTTTTTGCGTAACTTTAACAGCTCTTCTCGACCTAAATAGCATAAGCTAACTTTCATTCCTGCATATCCGGGAAAGTCGATAGAAACAGTTTTACTTGGAGTCATAAGACTCGCTAAAGAAATAGGTGAATCGCTCATTTTTTGTCCTTCTAAAGTGTAAATTTATATTCTGTAATTATAGGTGAAAGGAGGTGAGATGTCAAGAGTTATTTTTGGTAGGAGTAAAGAAAAGGGGCCGAAGCCCCTTGTAAATCATTATTTTTATTAGTCTGGAGTAACTCCGTGGAATTTAATAGTAGCTTCATCAGTTTCACCAATTGTTGATGGCAATGCCTGGAAACTTGTCTCAATTGAGATTACATCTTCTACACTATGTGCAGGAATCTCAAAGTGAGCTGTTGGGAAGTTAAAGTGGTAAACAGGAGTTCCTGCAGTATCTCCACCAACCTTGAAAGTTAAATCAAAGTTGTTTACAACCTTAGTACGAGCAGCACTCGAAGTTAGATCGTTAAAGAAGTCTGTAGAAGTACCTACATTAGCATTTGATCCAGAAATAAGACCTAGATAACAAGTAAATGAGCCACTTACTGAACGAGCTCCTGTAACGTGGCCGATAGGTAAGTTCACCGAGCCCAAAGTTTCTGGAGTCAAGAAAGTAATATTGTTTGAAATAGTAATATTACCGCCCGTCAATGTAAGAGTATATACACCACTACCAGAGCCTGGGAACGTAGTTGTATCATCGGCTGCAATTGCTAACTGAGTCAAACGGTTACGAATGTAGTTGTTTGTTGAGTTGATTGCTTCAAATACAGTACGGGTTGGCTTAGAATCCTCTGTAAGAGTCTTAGCAAAGCCAGACCATGCAATAGTTGCAATGCCATCTACATCAAAGTCAATAGATGCTTCGTTTACAACTGCTTCATCACACTTGTATACTACAGGGTTACTTCCACCATCGTCAAGAGAGAAGAAAATTTCTGCAGTGCCCAAAGTTGATTTGTTTGAGCTATCAAAGTCTACAATAGTCATGTCAGTGGCTAGTGATGGAGTGCCACTGTTGTCGTTATAAGTAACACCGGTTAGCGCAGCAGCTACAGAACTAGTAGGTGATGTGTATGATGCAGCGCCAGCCATTAACGCCCAAAGAATTTCTTCTACAGCGTGATGGTTTGAAGTACCGTCTTTGTCTGCATTACCTGCAGTATCAGAACCTGCAGAGAGGAAAGGACGTGCGTATGTGCTAAAAGACCACTCTACTGGTGCGAGTGAGTCGTTAAATACTCGTCGTCCACGTTTACTGTTTCCAGAAGTATCTTCCATTTCGGCAAGAGTTACTTCTGTTGAGTTGTTTGCTTGTGAAAAGCTGAATCCGTCGAGTACAGGGATCTCCCATACAGCGGAGCCAACTTTAACGTACACTTTAGTGTCTCTACTAAAATATAAAGTATCGACTGCCATAGTTTATCTCCTATGAAACTTGAAAAGACTTGGACGTGAACATTTGTTCGTGCCAGTATTTTCTAATAACGAACCTCTATTTCGATTTCACCGACTCCTAGAGGATCGAGTACACCTTCATCAGTAGTAATACTAATAACGGTAATTTGTTGAGTATTATACTCATTATTCATTGCATCATAGTATTTTAGTCTTGAATTGTCTTCAATAACTGTTTCTATATCTTCCATTAAAAGATTTAATGCTTCTGTAGAGTCTATTTCATCAGAAACATAGCAACGTATTGTAATATTTAAATAGCGGTCTTTGTATCCGCCCGCTTGATAATCCCTTGTCTCAGAGCCTGCATTTAAATGTATTGCAGGAAAGTCTTGTACTTCATCCCAAAACTTTAACCGAGGCTCTACATTGTTGGCTACATCAGTTAAAAATGCTCCAGAACCATCAATATCTTTTAGTTTCGTGGCTAGAGCATTTAGTATATTTGAGCGTCTGGAAGTGTAATCTCTATTTGCCATTTATAATCTCCGAGTGTATAATCTTCCTAATGCCATTGTTGACGCTATTTCTCTGATTGATTTATCAATTAGGACCCTCGGGTCATACTCCGGAATACCTTGTCTATATCCGGGTTCAAAAGTTTGATACGGGTTCTTTTGGTATGTATACCCCACACTTGGAAATCCTTGAGGAGTCATAATAACATCATTTACTCTAACTGAGGAGGCAAATGTGCCTGTTTGATTAGTCAGTGCGGGAGCTCCCATATTCTTCATTACTGTAGCTGTTAATCTTGAATTAAATACGCCTAACAACTGCGTTAAATTTATATCTGATCTTTTTGCCCTCGGTGCTCTTGCCGTTCTAGAAGAAGCTCGTGCTTTCTTAGTACTACCTTTAGTTTTCTTTTTAGAGTAGCTTGTCGTAGATTTTACTGATTTTTTACGTCTGCCTTTAGGTTTTGAATTTTTACCTACTACTCTCGCATTTTTAGGCTTTGTAAGTTCTTGTACTAAAGCGTACTCTACTCGTTTCACAGCATCTTCTTCAATGGAATCCGATCCCGGCATGTTTTCTATATTTTGCCTTTCTATATATTTAGTAACTGCTGTTTGCAGTTTTGGCATTAATTGTTTAAAATCATACGGCTCTGCGCCTGCTTCATTGGCAGACTGAGGAAGTACGGCAATTTCTACTGATACTCCCTCATTTAACTTAACTTGGGATAACTGACTGCCTGATTTGGTTCCTGTAGTACTAAAAGTCATCCTAATATTTTTCATAATATCGGACAATTCTTTTGCTTCTTCTGAAGCAGCAAACCCCGCAAAACTTCTAGTTCTGTCCAAAAACTTCATAGCGGCAGAAATTTGTGCAGACCCTACTGTAGTTACACCTTGGTGCGCTCTATGTACAGTTGATTTTACTAAGCCAACCTCAGAACCTCTCGCTGATATTCCTGCGTCTTTGTCTGCTTTACCTAAAAGGTCTTTGCTGGCGTCTTTTAGTTTTTTGTTTATTAACCGAACTCCTTCATTTTTAGCCATAGTGTAAGGAGTTTTCAAGTCTCTAGAAGCTCTGTATCTTAGCAGCTTTCCTGGCTTATATTCTAAAACATGACCTCTAGTGCGTTCTTTAAGAGCCCAGCTAGCTACTTTGTCTACACAAGCACCACCTATCTCTAAAAATTCTTTGTTAGAGATTTCTAATCTCTGGCCCTGCTCTCTTTTTGATTGTACACTATTGTAGCCTTGCTTGAAGCCTTCTCCAAACCCTTTGTCTGTCATTGTTACAATAGTAGAAAATTTATCTAAAGCACCTCGCTTATATTCACGCTCCATAAACGCGCGCATATTCTTTAAAAACTTTTCTGTATCTTTAACTGCCATTAAAAGTTTTTATACATATCAAGCACTCGCTTAATATGGTCTGGGAACGCTACGCTATCTCGTACACTCGAAGTGCTTTGGTTTTGTATACTCGCTCCTCCAAGAGTTCTTCGTTCTTTATGCTCATCCTTCAAGTAGTATGTAATCAAATCTACTACTGCAAGTTTTAAGTCTGACGGACACGCAGAATATCCTGCTGTGTACGTAACTTTTACTGCACCCGCCCCCATAGGCCAGTGCTTATAGGTAGATCCCGTTACATACAGTACACTATCCGTCGTCGTGTCTAGATAATAGTCTGTAGTTGGCACGGTGGTGTAACTTTCTGTAACGGAATCTCTTTTTTCTACTGAAACAATTGTGTTCACAGGACTCTCTGTTAATTGAACAATGTGAGTTCCCCAATCAATATTAAATGTTTCAACTTTATTTGTTGAGTAGTAATCAATAATAGAATTACCACAGTAAGTTTTTACTAATTGACTCACTGAAGGCAGTAAAGTAGTAAGACGCAAGTCTTCTTTAGGGCTTGCAATCCCTTCTGCTTCTTTATATTCTGCAAGAGTAATTAAATCTGCCATAATAAATCAATTAATAAAAACTTGGGGAGGAAACCCTCCCCAGTTTATTAGCTATAGCTATTAAGCTACTGCGTTGAGTCGAACTACAGAAACGTCTGTTGAAGTGTCTGCTACGAGCTGGTTAAAGCCGAGAGACTGAGTAGCAACGATAACGTTACGCTGGTTCATTACTTCGTAGTCTTGCTCTACGTTCACACCACGGAGGCGTGGGATAGCAAAGTTACGAACGTTGACCGCGAGACCAACACAAGCGTTGTCAGCTTCCGCAGGGAAGTTGTCAGATACGATTACGGGAGTACCGAAGATCGCACCAACCTGACCAGTGATCTTGGTTGCTACGTCTGAACCTACGTCTGTGATGTCCGCGAAGCCTGCGTCTGCAATCAGATCGTAGTAACGCTTCTGAGACACTACATATACGAGCTCTTCTGGCATCATACCATACTTACCCATCAACTTACGAGCTGAGAGGAAGTCAGCTGCATCTACTGAAGTAGTTGCGAGAGCTGCTGCTGATACTGAAGTATCAAAGATGTTAGAGCCTGCAAGCTTGATCAGACCATCAAAGTCGTCTGAGCCTGAAGTGTCGTGGTTGAGCAGAGCATCGTCAACTGCGCGAGCGTGTGCACGTGCAACTGATTCTACAAGCATAGGCATCAAGTTGATGAGTACTTCCTCGTCAACGTGGTTATCCATCAACGTGGTTGAGATCAAACGGTATGCCTTAAGAACTACCTGCGCTGGCTGAGGTGCAGCACCGCCGCGAGTTTGCAGGTTACCAGATGTAGCAGCGCCAGTCTGGAATGTAGCCAGACCAGTGTCTTGCTGAATTGGCAATACTTGTGCTTGTGAGTTGATCTGGATCTCACGGAATGCACGTGCGAGGCGAAGCTCACGCATGATTTCCTTCTCAATTTGACCAGAAACTTCAGTAGCAATGTTGGGTTGAGCAGAAGCGTAAGTTACGCCAGCCTTTTCAATTACATCACGACCATAAGCAGTGTTCTCAAGACCTTTGCCAGTCATCACACCAAGAAGGTGTGCGTGCATAAACTCTTTGCCCCACTTAGTGATTGTGTCACCGTCTGTGCGGTCAGCGAATACGCGCTTAGACTCACGCATCTTAGTGATCTCTTCGCTCTTCTCTTCGAGCTGCTGCTGATACTCGAGGATAACCTCGTCCATCTTAGCATCCTTCTCTTGAAGCTTAGCTTCAACGTCAGCCAAGAGGCGCTCAGCACCTGACTCGATACCAGTTTTGATTACAGTTTCAACTTCAGCCTGCTTTGCGGCTTCAGCTTCAGCTGCTTCTTGTGCTGCCTTAGCTTCTGCTTCAGCGGCTGCTTTTTCTTCCGCCTGACGGATTGCAATCTTAGCAGCAGTCTCATCCGCTACCTTCTTAGCAAAAGCCTCCAGGTCGATTTCGGGAGTTTGTACTTCCGACATGTTCATCTCCTTTTGAACTGACTTTTCAGTTCCATCCGGTGTATCACTAGCTTCAAATGAATCTTCATCCTTAGCCAGAGACTGACCGGCTAGATCTACACTATTTTTGAAAGTTTTCTTGAATTCTTCGTACTCGTCAATAGAGTCAAAAGACTTCGCCAGAGAGAAAGTTGCTGCTTGATTGCAAGGTACCGATACAACTGATACTTCAAACAACTCAGCATCCTTAATCTTAAGTCCGTCAGTTTCCGTTAGGTAATCAGCATCCTTGACTCGGAAACCAACAGAAAAAGCTCCAAGAATGCCTTCTTTAACAAGCTGCGCCACATGATCAGGCGCAGATTTAGAAATTTTAGCCTTAAGTTCGAGACCGTGTTCAGTGACTTTAAGTCCTGTAGCGCGTCCGATCGGCTTGTTATAATCGTGATTGAAAAGAATGATAGGGTTCTTTTCGAAATTGTTTAGACCACCTTTTGTCCATGCTTCTGCTGAAATGGTATCTCCAGCGCGGTCGAAGTCAGCAGTGCTTGCCATTCCACAGATGTGAACGCCACCGTCGTCTTCATCCAAAGCCTTGAAGGTAGAAGTAAGGTTAAAGATTTTTTCCATTACTCTTCACTCTTCTTTTCTGCTTTAGCAGTCTTGCTCGCAGGCTTAGGTGCAGCCTTTGGAGCAGGTTTTGGAGCAGGCTTAGGTGCAGGCTCCGGCTTTACCATAAGGTCTGGGTGATGCTTCTTTAGTGCATGAAGCAAGTACTTCCATGCCTTAAAACTTCTTTTTACTGAGATAGCGTGTACTGCGTCTTTTGCTCCAATAATGTCAACATAAGACTTATACTCAATATCAAGAGGTAGTTCGAAATCTTTGAAATGCTTATAAGCAATATCTAAAACTTTTTGCTTTTGACGCACTGCCATTTAGTCTTCTCCTTCGCCAGACTCAGTAGGTCTGCCTCCTTCATCGGGATTTGCTGCACTTCCTGCAATGTTCGCAGGTACTCGCAAATCATCGTATCCTTCAATAGCCTCAAATCCTAAAGCATCTCGTGCTTCGTTTGGCGAAATGATGCCTGTGTTTACCAATGCAGAGTAGTACTGAGACTGATCTCTTAGCTCTGGCTGCAATGCTGGAATATTCGTAATGTCTTCTGAAAGAGCAAAACCAAAAAACCTTTCCATTGCAAAATTCATTTTACGAATAATAGGAAGAATCGTCTCAAGGTAGTACATACGCATATTTGGACGAATGTTCGCATTATTTCCGGAGTCCAACATAATAGGTGGAATTCCGAGTGCTTTCAAGATAATCTTTTCGTTTTCTGCGATTGCTGCTTGAAAGTCTAATTCTTTGAAGTTTATATTTGAAACTTTATCAATTTCAATACCGCCGTCAAGAATAAGAGGTCTTCTTCCTCCTGCATCTGGTCTGTATCGTGCAGTCCAAGATTGTATCATTCTTTCTTTAATCTTCTCTGATAAAGTATTCGGTGACTTAAGTACTAGCCCAGGAACTGCGCCGTTTTTAAAGAAGTTATCTTGAAAGTCCCGCATACTTCTCATAAGTACCATAGTTCGTAATGCGGGTCTGAGGCGAGAAACACCTCGATAAATAGAATAGAATGAATTGTCCTTAATGTGAATAATTTCGCTTGGCTTATAATCAATTACTTCGTTAAAAGTATATCGTTCAACATATGTTGTATCGCTTGCGTGCACTGTCATTTTATTTGCAGGCAAGTGGTACAAATGTACGCCGTCAAAATAAATAAAAATGTTTCCGTCGAGTAAATAATCAGTAATTAAGTTACGACGAAAAGTACTAATGTCTTGAAAAGGGTTTGGCTCTTTATTTAAGAGCAACTCTACGCGAGAACGCTTGATACCCTTTACAACACTGTTCATACCCTGAACTTGTCCGCCTACAGAAATTGGAATCTCTGAAGCATCATCTACAATTAAGTTTACACCACGATTTACGATTTCAAGGTCTTCGTACGCTCTTTCGTAGTTTATTACTCTTTCGCGAGACGGTTCTATTTTATGGTCAAAGTATTGTTGAGCTGGATTTAATTTTTCTTCTGTATCCGGCTTTCGTCCAATTAATCTGTCATACCATGCCATGTTTGTCTCTTTGAATCTCTACCCAGCGCATTTGTTTCTTTGCGGTCACTAGGGCTGGATTTCTGCCGTATAATCTATGCAGTTCCAAATGATGTTTATGGCAAAGTGTCACTGTGTGCTCGTACAGCTCCGCCCATTTATCTTCTATAAACTCGTCTCGCCAGATTACTATATACTCATCAGTATAGTGCGCGGGTCTCTCTTTCTGCTTTTCTTTTAGCCATTCTCTTAGTAGAGGCGCTAGAGTGTAAAAGTGGTGAAAGTCGAGTTCTGTGTCAGCGCCACAAATGTGGCATTCTGAACCTTTTTCATACTTTGATTTAGCTCGATCTCTTATGTATTTTACCGGATCTCTTTTCAGCTTTTTCATTTTGAATTATAGCCCTTGTAAGATAAATTGTCAAACACTATTTTTTGTAGGTCTCTTTAAAACCCAGTCTGACTTGTTTCAAACGAATATAGTGCGTATCGAAGAGCATCAGCCATATGCGATGCTCGATTATGTTTTGGCTTCTCTTTTGCTAGATTAGGATTAGGATCCCATTGGTATTGATCAAGACAAGATAGTACTTCACCGCATCGCTGATCAACCATGAGCTTATCATTGTCAACTATTCCAGCTACGTGTGCGATTCCATCTAATACTGACTTTTTTGCATTTACAGTACTAATATCGTAGTTTTGTGCGAAGTCAAATCGAGTTTGCTGTGCTGCGGAATCTATGTAAATGTAATCGATGTCCCACTTGTCAACCATTTCACGAATTACACTGGCATGTTGCTCGGTGGTCTTTTCGGCATCAAGATACTCATCTAGTACGTGATATACTTCTTCATCCCAATCGTACGCTATGACCATAAAAGCAGTTGGGTCACGATAACCAACGTCGAGACCAGCAAATACATCCATGCGGCTAGTATCAAGCTCTTCATTATTGGCGATACAGGTTTCGTGATTGAAGTTCCAAATTTGGCCTTCATAAGTGTTAAAGTCCG